ACTAAATGCTTCTGCAATCCCTTGTCCCGTAAAGTCTTCAAAATTAGCCACAGCGCCCAAATTTGGGTAAAAGAAAATCTCCCCTTCTTTAAAAGGAGCTGAATGGTATTTAGCCATATATATTTATTAGGTTGGTATTACGCTGATAACAGGTGCGCCTGCAAAGTCAAAAGTTCCTGAGAATGAAACTTGAGAGTTTCTTTCTGCGGTAATTTCAACAGAGTTTAATTGAGCGTCAACTGTAATAATTTTGTCGCCTGATTCTGTGCCTCCAAAAACCAATTCAAACACTTTGCCGATGTCTTCCATCAAGTCAAATGCTGAAAGGTTAGAAACTCCAGTAGATGCAAAATCGAGGTCTCCTGAAAAAGAGAAAGAACCTGATTTGTCGCCGCCTTCAAGTCTAACGCCATAGTCACCCGTACAGTCGTTTCTTACAACAACGGATTCGTTGGAAATAGATACCGAAGCGGAGGTTTTACAAACGACTGGAAGAGAGTTCCACTCGAAAGTAAAGAAATTGCCTAATTGATATGTTGCCATTGCTTATTCGTTTTAACAAATATACATAAATTTTTATTTATCAAGACACTTGAAAAATATCGAGCGTGTATGATAATATTTTTTGGTAAGCAATTTGGCTGCTACCTTGCTCAATTTGAACTCGAGAAAAGTTCTTTCGGATGTTTATGGCTTGTAAATCTCCTGGTAAAACTAAATCGTCAAGATTCATTTTTAATTGTATCGCATTGGAAATATTTTCGGACAATAATTTTCCGCCATTACCTTGGGCGAACTTTGTTACAATATTAATTTGAAAGGTTGCATTTTGTCTAATCGAACAATCGTTGTTGGTTGTTTCCGCTTCGTTTTGGTCTGTAATTAATACGAAAGCGGCAGAGCCTTGGTAGTTGGCTGGGTTTACGCTTGGCGGTAATTCCGTATCGTAAATTGGAATAGTAACTCCGCTAAGAGTCAGAGGGGTGATTGCGTTTATTACTGCAACACGTATGTCTGTAGCTATTTCTCTCATTTTATAGCATCATTTATTTCCTTTACCATATCATCTACTAAATTAGCTGTATTTCTATAAAATGCGGGCATAAGATAAGGATTACCAACAATACGACCTTTACCATTTCGATAAAAACGCCTTGCAATATCGCGAACCTCTTGAGAATAAGTTGGATTTGATAAAATTTCTCTTGCACTTAATCCAGTACCAAATTCCATCCAAGCTTCCCATTGTTCACCGCTTGCTGGAACATCCAAACCAACATTCCAAGTCAACCCATTATCATAAACAGTTTTATTAATTTTTTGCCGAATAAAACTTAAATTAATTGTCGCGTCTCCAATTTGATATGATGTTGGCGCATTTATGGTAGCCTGAATTTCAATATCAGTCGCAGCACTTGCCAAAGTATCTTTAACAGCGTCAACAATCAACTGTCTTTTTTTAAATAAATCACGTCGAGCCTCGTCCAATCCTTTAACCTTTACACTCATACACCTACAGCAGTTATAATGTATTCATTATGTTGTCTTTGTTCATTCAATTGAACACCTGTAACCTTATAATACTTACTTCGATATAATATCTGGTAATTTTCGCTTGGCACAAAAGAAACTCGGTATTGAATTCGAAATTCCAATGTGCTTGGTAAAACTAATTCTCCAGATTCTATATCACTATTTGCACGCCTTTGCGTAACAGCCGCAAATGTAGACAAAGAAGTTGTTGGGCTTACAGTAGTACCTCCAGCTCCATCACTAATTGCCTGAAACGAAACAAAGTCCACCTTTTGGTCGTATTTTCCAAAGTTTATCATACAAATAAGTCAGCTCTATATTTCAACTCAGTTGTAATGCTATTCTTCTGCGCGTATTGTTCTTGTACTGTAATTAAGTTTTGACGATACGCGAAATCAGTCGCTATCCTTCTAAGCATTGCAACTTTTAGGTCTTGTGGCAAAGGATTAGAGTTATTAAAGCCAGCCGAGTAAGTATAATTCTCAATCTCGGTTTCGTCAGTTGTAACGTCTGAAACCCAAGGCCCAATTGGGTAAATCCTTTGATCTCTCTTGTTGTTAGAAATAGTCACATTGCGTTGAACGTAAAGCATACCGCTTGCCTTTTCAGATTCAATCCTAGCCGCTGGAATTAGCTGATTAGTTAACAGAGTGTCCCAATCGGTAAAGTCAATTTGCAACCAAGCTTTTGCTTCTGCCAAAGTAATTGGCTCAGTAGCCACCTGGTAATTGTACGCAATTTCTAAAGGTCTAACTACGCTCATTTTTTCTTATAGTCTTGTTTGTCCACTTTGACCCAAACCGCCATCCCTTTTTCGACTAAGTAAGTGTCGTAGGTCTTGCCTACGCTTAATACTTCGCCTTTCTCAAAGGGTGCAAGGTCAATTAATAATTTTATCATAAAGATACCAATTTATTTTAGTAAATGTTTTTTCTCATTCCAAGGCTCAACGTCTGCCCAAAGTCGGTAACTATGGAAAACGTAAAGCGAACGGATTAAACCAATCTTTAAGCCAATCTCTTTTACTCGCATCGAAAACAACGAATCAAAAGCTAAGGTATTTTCGTCGAACTTAATTTTACGCCAAGTCTTGTATTGAAAACACATAAAAAAGCCAGCGATATACTCTTTGATTTCTTGCACCCCACCCCCCCCGTACGTTTGAGCTATCTCGTAATGATTTTTTACGTTTAGGTCGTAGCTAAATTCTTTATTGTGCAATTGGTGCTTGCTTCTTAGCCTATTCGTATAGCATCCAATCAAACCAAATTTATCTCCATCTAAAACCAAAGCGTCGTGTATTCTTTTGCCCCAATCAGGCGTTAAATAAAGAATGTCACCGTCTTGCATTACAATCCAATCCTCATCGTTTGCGTTTAGGCTCGACAAGTATTCGTTGTAGGCTTTACCTATATTTTTGTCTAAGCTAAATGGGTTTGAATAAAATATTCTCATTTGTAAGAAACAAATTCTGATTTACCTCCAAGCTCCTCCCATACTTTTAAATTATGTTTTCCACTTTCTCTTTTTACATCTATTGGAATTGAACTTCTAACCTCATTGTAATAATCGCAAACGTGAAATAAATCTAGGCTATTTGGCACATCAATGTAAGGATGAGGAGTTAATCCTAATAGGTTAATTCTTTGACTGTATTCAACGTGTTCAAATCCCCATATGCTAAATTCTGGCCTCATACCTCCAGCGGTTTTAATTGCCTTTTGTGTTAAAAAAAGCAAACATCCATTTGGAGCTTTATAAGTTGTAAAGCCGTTCCATTCTCCTTCTTTTCTTACTGATGGACTATAAAATTGATTTCGATGATTTTTTTCAAATGTCAAAGCCAAATGATTTAGGTTGGATTTAATATAAGGTTTTTCCCATCCTTTAATTTTTGGGTAAATGTCATCGTCTGCTAAAAAAACAAAATCAAAATCCTCAGCTAATTCCAAGCATTTATTTTTTGCTTTTGCTATGCCTTGCTGATTATTAAACCTAAAACTTGAATTCTTTACTGGTATAGTAGATGCATCATCTACAATAAATATTTTAGCATTTTTAGGTTTATACTTTTTCCATTCAGCTAAAGAAAAATCTAAAACAGAATGCCTATTTCTTGTAGTTATACAGATTGCGATTTTTTCCATTGGATAAAGTTTGGGTGATTATTAAATAAAGTCTCGTTATATTTCTGGTTAAATAAATCTAATTTTGACCACATTAAATCATTCCTTTCGTCTATTGTTTTTGTTTTAAATGTCTGGCTTCCAATATGGTCAACTCTACTAGAAGGCACAAGCATTGGAGGTAAATCTATTTTTTTTAGTTGACCAATTAGGCTATTATCTGCAAACCAAAAATCAAAATCATTGTCCAAGCCTCCTATTTGATTCCATAAATCGCGTTTCATCATAAATGCCCATCCAGATAAATTCCTTCCGCATTGCCAACCAATTTCATTTTCTGTTATATCTTTTTGCCTAAAATCTTTTGGGGAAATTGGACTTACTATAGGATAGTCTGCTGAAATTAAAGCGTGAAGCCATCCATTTCGGAATATTAAATCATTATTGCAAAACATAATCCAAGGAGCATTTCCTCGAACCGCTCCAAAATTTAAATAGTAATTATAATTAAAATCTTTGTCAGGATTAAATGTACTTGCGTTTTTATAAAATATGTTTGGCATTGATTCAATTACAATGCAATTAATTCTCAATCCATTAGCACCTTTAATTGCCGTATCTATTGCCATTTGGGTAAAATCTTTTCCAAGTTTTTGAGCATTGCTTATAAACACAACATCTGCAACAATTTTTCCCATATTTGCTTTTTTATGTCTAATTTCTAAAATATCCTCTTGAGCGACGGTAGTCATATCATTATAATCGTAATAATAAAGCACCTTGTCTATCTTATGCTCAGTACTTATATATGGCCTTAATAACTTTGCATAGCCTGAGTCTTCAGCTCTTTTCAGTGAAGGAAAAGAAGCCTTTTTACTTATTGACTTTTTTATACAAGGAATATGGTTCGGCAACCTATGATATTCAGTTTCGGTGTTATAGTCCCCAATGTAATCTTTAGAATACCTGCAAATCTTTGGCGGATTTCCATTTAATGATACCTCGGCTAAAAATACAATCGCATCTGCATTGCTTTTTATGCCTTCTAAAAGGCTTAAAATATAATCTGAGCTTATCCTATCATCGCAATCAACAAATGCAATGTAATCGCCATTTGCCATGTCTACCAAAAGGTTTCGCTTGTCTCCAAGCATTATCGTTTTATTATCAATTAAATAGATAATTTCAACCTCCTTTTGGTCTTGCTCTGGCAATGCTTCTAATTGACCATAAAGCATATCCAATGATTTAGGCAAAAAGGTTTTTCTTCGCTCTGCTACTGAAGGGACTAAAATTGATAATTTCATTTAAACCAAATTATTCCTGTACCTGAATGATGACCAATATCTGTCCAATCTGCTTTCTGCTCTGGTATTTCTTTCCAAAGTTTAGATAGTTCCTCAAAAAGCAAAATGTCATCCATTAAAACTATTCCTTTCCATTTAATATCCCTTAAATGGTTTAATACTTGTTGTTCGTAAATGCCATCGTGCATTGTGTCAATAAACAATAAATCAAAAGAATCATCAATTAATAAATGTCCGTTTTCCCTTATTAAAAAATTAACATTCTCAGGCTTATAATTTAAAGAAATATAATCTTCAACATCAAAGCTAAATACCTGATTTCCTGATTTAGCAACACAAATAGCTGAATGTCCTCTAAAAGTCCCTAATTCCATAATATTACCTTTTACCTGGCCACCAATCCAGGCAAGTAATCTATAATGCTCTTCTCCAGCTTTCATATCTATATATTGAAAATTGGTATCATCATTTGGAATTGATTCCATGATTTTAATCATGTCAATTGAATTAAGCGTTTTTTTTGTAGGTTTTTTCATAATTATATTTCGCCACAAGGCTTACAATTTTTCTTGAAATACATTTCGCATTTTGTTCCGTCCTGGTTGCTTGGCTCTTGATTAAAGTAAATTTGCATCTCGCTAGCCTTAGCCGTGTACCGCTCGCAAGTGTTTTTAAGCTTGCATCTTTGCGGCTTACACATTGTAAAATCTGCCATAGTTAATAATTTATTTTTAAAGTAAGTGATTTTCAAAAGATTAAACAAAAAAAGGCGGGAAAAATTC